TATCTCCCGAAGGAGCTTATTCCAGCCTGAGCGATGCTCAGATGCAGGTTCAATAATGTTCCTCTTAGTCCCCATTCAGCGTATTAATAGCTTCCTGGCTAAGATTTATTTATTAGTCTAGTAATAAACTGGGTTGACTGGGCCTAAATATCCTTTCCAGGATACCTGGCTCCAGGGCACAATAGCTACCTTCGTCCTTTCGAACTCCGGCACAAGCCATCTTCAACCTCCCAATTTGATCATCCAGTTAAGATGATCTAGTTGATCTAAAGACCCGTGAGTACAATTCCCAACGCTTTAGAACAGACAATGAATCGCGAGAGGCTTTCTCTTCGCCTTTCAAAGTCAAATTCTTTGGCAATGGGAGTGCACCAAGATCCCGTTGCAGCTCTGCAACGAGGTCCCACAGTAATTGGATATCACACAACTTAAGTGAATCCAATACTGCCACCTTGGCTCTCAATATCTTCTCAGAATACCATAGCTCATGAAATACCTCATAATAAACGTGGCAATCTAGATGATTTAGCACATGTCGTTCGACACGTGGGTAAACCCCCGGATGACTACGCTGTCTTATGCTAGCATGACATAACCGCTTGCTCGATGTTCCATCAGGATACATCTTGCGGAGTTGGATTAATTCATTCACTATAGCCATAAATGGCTGTAGACGATCTAAAGCTTCAGAGAGAGATTTCTTCTCTGTTGCTAAGAACGATTCGAATAAACTTCCAACTTTAACGGAACCAGTCTCATAAACGTTATCAATTGAGCGCATTGACAACCATTTAAGAACACTAGTACACTGTGGCATTCCAGGAGAAAAGAAAGCTACCAAGTAGTTTCTCATTCTTCGAGGAAGGTTCATCAATCGAACGGACGCTCGTCCCTTCGACTTATAACCATAACCCAGAAACGAAAGATACTGTCCAACAGTCATCTTATGCTTCCGAACGAGCTCTAACAGTACTCCCAAACTCCTTTGGGCTACCATGAGCTCTAAAATGGATATAGCTCCAACGGGCTCACCATTCAGGTAAGTCCGTTTGGCAAACTCAAAACCAATCCCCTTAGAAGAAATCAAAGATTTATGATCCGAAATAACCACTCCTAGAGCAGTCATTAATTTCACATACGCCTTCGCTACTGGGCTTCCGAGTATAACCACGTCGTCACCTAAGACGGCGTAGTCCTCGTACCAAGTCCAATCTCTTCCCACCTCCTTGCATACGCGATGCCAAGCCCACTGCACAATACAGTGGTGAGTGAGTGCCAACATAGCCCAAGAGGACAAGGCCCCCATTGGTTGACCCGTGGAATACTTAACAGAGCCACCAGGAAGGTTTAAATCTTCCCGGCGGGGTACTAAGTACTCCCGATCAACAAGCAATGAGGACCAAAGTCCCGCAGCTTCTTCACCCAAGATCGGGCGAAGAAGATGCTCTTGGAATATGACCGGTAATCGATCCGTTGCGGCGGACAGATCGAAAGAAAACATCCCCCAAGTTCTAACACCTAGTTTCTCTCTCCCTCGAACAGTTCCTCTCTTGAGTATACTGCCCGGAGATCGATTAAGAAGGCGAAGATCTCGCTGGCGTTTAATCAAATGATCAAGTGGTTTAGTTTGATCATGAGTACCGTCTTGAGGGATAACCTCAAGTAAACGGAAGATCGCATCATGCAATGGTTCCAATAACCATTGTGTGAAGCAATCAACCATGGCAAACACTCTAACTTTCCCTGCCGCTTCCTGTTTCAATCCTAGTTTCGCAAGGAAGAAATTCCATGTCGTATACAAAGGTTTGGTGATTCTCAAATGGGTACCTTGATTACGGTCGGTCGACGGAACGTCGGCAGCAGCAATAATCGTACCTCGCTTTGAGATCGCCATCCCCTTATCTATCGGATTCTTAGGCCCAGAGGCCCAAGTCCGAATACAGTTAACAACCCATTCTGAATTCGTTAGAGAACACCACTTCTGGAAGACATTCCAAAGAGCGGAGTACTCCTCCGACATCCAAACACGAGCTGTCAACAGTATCGACAGTGGAGAGGTAGAGACGAATCTCTTCCCTCCCTTCCCTGTTAATACAGGTCCAGCCGAAGACGTTACTCGAGGGCCCGCTACGAGCCCTTCAAGGAACGTCCAAGGCCGATCTTTGACAAAAGCATCTGTAATAGAGCCCTCTCTGGACCACCGCGAATTAATATACAAGTAAAACTTGGATACGAACTCACCAAACTCCGGCAGCAGACCTAGGTCAGCTGTAGACGGAGCCGTGATCGTAGAAAGGTTCACTCGTCCTCGTATATCGATAACTCGATATAATGAGAACAGAGAGAGCCAAAGGCGTATAGCCATCTTGTCTCCCTTACGGATCCTTTGTCTAAATTGCACAGGTATCCAAGAAGGTAAACCACCCTTGGATCGACTAACACGAGCCCCAAACGGGCCCGTGTTGGAAAGTCGTTGGCCGCACACGTTCTGCTGAAGTAGAGTATGGCACGCTTTAAGGTAGATAACCAAAAAGCGAAAACCACTCTTCTTACGCATAACGTATGCGTGTCGCGAAAATGCAAGAAGACTTTTGATCAAATAAATACTAGACTTAATACCCATCACTCTTGGTACCAAATATACTACCTTAAGTAATGAGCGCCCCAGATTTCTCTGGAGCATGCCATTAACTGACCCTA